CGCGCGGCTCCATCGGTTAAGGAAATAGTTGTATATGATTAACTCGTCGTTGCTGCCATCGGCGCTATCGACTGATGGGAAAGCCCAGATAACAATCTGCTGGAGCGGATCGACCGCCGCCCGCATGTTCGCGCGGTTCGCAGTTTTCAGTCGTTTGAAAAAATAGTTGTTAATTTTCTCCGCGCCAATCGGCACCAACTCGTTGCCGCGCAGCATATAGAAACCGTCGTCGCTCAAGAAAAAAACTTGCTCCGGACCGATGCTCGCGACACTGCCAGGAACAGCGCAGCCGCGCGACGTATGAATTTTATCGAACTGATATATCAGCGGAGCGCCGACGAATTGACCGCGAACAATGCCACGCTCGAAAAGCGCAATCGCATATTCGCCGCCGACCAACCCGGTGCAATCTCCAAGGTCGGCAACGTCCTGATAATCCGAAAACGCTGTTCCGCTTGTCCAACTTGTCGCGTCGTTGATGCCGGACCACCAAAGTCGATAAGGTTTAGTGCCATCGCTGCCGTCGTTGGTGAATCCGGTCATAACCTGATCGCGGACGACTGCGATGAATTTTGCCTTCGGCGGCGTTCCGCCTAAATCTGCAAACGCACCCGCCGCCCCAACCGTTGACGCTTGAATATTGTCATTAAAATTTGTTGCCAAAAGCGTCTCGCCGAATTGCACAAAATTCCAGACGTTATCGCCTGCGGTGCTATAGCCGCCGCCTTTGCTTTTGTCGGTCAACGCGGAATCGGCAGCGTTGAACTTGTACAGCTTTCCGCTGTCGCCGACATAGAGTGCGGCATTGCCGTCGTCATCTTTTCCGGCGAACATGCCGAGAATATCATTCGTCGCGGCACCGCTGACCGGCGCGATATCTTTCAAACAGCGATACCCCTTAACTGCCGGAATAACATTTTTCGCCTCGGCAGCGCCCGCGTTTTCGAATGCGGGTTGGTCGGGCGTCCATTCAGCAAAATTTATCACGCTGCTATTCTCCACGTTTCGCCGTCAGCATTTACAGTCGACCAAGTCTCGCTACCGGCGGAAACTTCGCTCCATGTTTCGCTGCCTGCGGCAACCTCGCCCCAAGTCTCGCCGAGCTTTTCGCCCGTTGCGGTCGCAGTCGTGGCAAGGGCTGTTGCCGCGCTACCGACAAAAATTACTGAGCTACTTGCTGACGCCGTCAGTGCGATTGCCGCAGGCGTAGCCGCACCGTCGACAACAAGGGCAACCGATGGCGTATTCGTCGTTAGCGAAATCGCAGCCGATGCCGATGCATCGACAACCTTAACAGCGCTGGCCGATGCGGTTATCGCAATTGACGCACTGGCGCTCGCATCTTTGACTGTCACGGAACTTGCTGATGCCGTGAGGGCAATCAATGCCGCCGCAGATGCTGATGCGGTCAGTCCAGCGCTGGCGCTTGTCGCGAAGGAAATTGCCGCTGACGCGCTACCCTCTCGAAGCGCAGCCGTGTTCCATATGCTGTTGTCGAGCGAATACGGCAGCGCATCAAGGCTGATAGACCAGTTGTCGAGCTGGTCTAAAGTTGGTCCGACAATTTCAGCCATGCTAGGCGGCAGTCACCGTTAAGTCGCCGCTGTTAATGCGGAAGACATCACCTGTCCCGATTGTCTTCGCCGAAGCGAATGCGCCATGCACAAGTAGATTCCCGCCGCTGGCCGCGTCAAAAATCCCGTAATGTGACACGCTTCCCCAGGAACCCGTCGCGGTCGGAAAAGTCACCGTGCCATTTGTTGCGGCGCTGCCGCTCGATGCAGCGGCGAACGTGATCGCCTGACGAGCGTATCCGCTGCCGCTTAATTCTGTGCCGCTATTGTCGTCATTGAAGCTGCCGGTCGACAGACCAATGCGAACGGTCGTCGGCATCGTATATGCGCCGGTGCCTAGCACATGGTCTAGCACTTCCAATTCAAGAAAATCGCTCATCGCACTCATGTCAACTCCCCATAATCAGTAGTTAAGGACAACGCACCGCCCGCGAAGCGAGCGCGGTCCTCGTCGTCTTGAATGTCTTTTAATCCTTGCAGGAAAAGCGCGTCATGTTGGGCGCGGCGCTGCGGGTCCATCAAGAAACCAAACGCTTCCGCTAACGCGCCGTGCAAATAAATGTCTGGATGGCGGAGCAAAATATTGTTTGTCGCAACGCTGTCGCTCAACGGTTCAATGCTCGCCACATAAGCGATTTCCGCCGTGTAAGCGTCGTCGGGAATTGGGCGGAAATAAATCTCGGTGCCGATGACGCTATAGTTTAGTGGCTTCGCCTGTCCGGTTGCCGAGTGCGCGCGGTCGATTGCAAGCGGCGTCATAAAGGACAAATTTGTAATCGGCGAAGTGTTCAGTCGAACGTGACGAATGCGACGCACATCATTGGGCAGCTCATACGCGCTTCGGCGAGAGCAATAAATTCTGGCGCGCGTCCCGCCAAGTCAGTCCGCGCAAGCCAATTATCGACTGCCGTTTTCAACTCGGTGAAAGTCGAAATTGCCATTACAGTTTTCCGCCGGTCGTTCTGAGATAACGGTTTTCAGGGTCGTTCAGGTATCGTTTCCAGGCGGCCAAATTCTTCTGCGGCTCGCCGAGTTTTTTGACAAGGTCGTAGTACAAAACCGCCGGAAATTCCGCGACTTTATGGGTGTGCTTGCTGCCGGTCTGGTAATCCCCCGGCTTCCACTCGTTCGCAAACTTCTTATTTTGCTCAAGGATTGGATTGACGTTTTGTTCAGTGACGATGCTCATATCGTCGCCTTGCCATTCCGCATAAGTTTGCTTGCCGAGTGACTTGCTAATAATTTTTTTCATGCATGAAAAAGGGGAGGCCGAAGCCTCCCCTCTCCCCTCTAATGTTGACGCTTACGTGGTCGAGAGATCGACGACGGCGGCGTGTGCCTTCGGTGCCTTCATAATAAGGCAATATTCCGACACGATTGAGAACCGGGTCGCGTCGCCGACCGGGGCGACGTCCGAAGACGCGAACAAGCGGCCCGGAAGATGTCCGATGCTGTAGTAGTCGGAATCCATCAACAGGACTTCAGTGTTCGTTGCGTTCCGGTCGATGACGACGTTCAGAGTTCCGAAGTCGGTCAAATACATAGATCATTTATGTTCGCCTTAGTTCGCTAGACTAAGACCGCTTTCGCTGCTGCGTGTCGCCACGCAGATCAGACCATATCATCGCCCCGAAGGGCGTCTGGCGCTTCGGCTGGGCTTCCAGCCTACTCCCCGAAGGGATGGTCGTTGCACCTTCCAACTTTCGTTGGCTTGGATCAGGATTGTCTGTTTCCAGAGTTCCCCTGAGTTCACCAGATTTTCGAGATTGATTTCTCAATCAAGCCGCATTCAGTTTACGGAACCTATGATTATCGCGTCTTGCGGCGCTCCCGCCGTCATATGCAACTGGTTGGTCACCGCGCTGCCGGAAGACAGATCGGAGAATGCAACCTTGTTGGCTGGCGAAACAACCAGCATGTCGGGCTGGCCGCCATCGTCATATGCGAGCTTCATCGCATTGTCGATTTTAGCCAACGTCAAAGCGGCGTTCGTGCCCGCCATGTCGCTGACGTCTGCACCCGTTCCGGCGGGAATCGTAGTTGCCCCAACCTTGTCAAAGTTCGTGATGTAACTAAGAAGCTTCCCGGTTTTGCGGGGGTCGGAAGCCGACTTGGCTTCGTTTGCGAACAGCGATTTGTCGATGTCGCGGCGCTGTTCGATGCCCTTCAAAACCTTTACATAAGCGGTTTCTTTGTCGCGGCCCGCTTTGTCCACACTGTCCAAAGTGCCAGAGACAGATGCGGCCTGGACTGCTATCTGGTGGACATTTGATAATCTGACCGTGGCGGTGGGATTCGTATAACTGAAATCTGCGCCCTCATTAGCATGATTATTTGCGGCGGCAGCAGTCAATTCCTGCACTTGCCAATCATGCGTTACCGCGCTGGTCGTTTCCTTTGCGGCGTTAGAAAAAATCGGGGTTTCATCCGGGTCGATACGTTGGATAACATCAGAAAGGCTTTCACGCTCTCCGACCGCATCACTGGTTTTGTAAGTAGCCAATTTGGCCTCCTATTTGTCGAGTAAGAACTGAACGGCTGCGTCCATACTTTTGCGGCCCTTCAATTTGCTGATGTTTGAAAGCTGTTGACGCTTCCGTTTTGCTGAGATTTCCCGCTTGCTGGTCGGTTGACCGCCTTTCGCCATTTTTGGAGCCGCTTTGGTCTTTTTAGTCGCCGCCGGTTTTTGCTTCATAAGTTCGTCGTATAAAAACGCCTTTCTTAAAGCATTCACCGCGCGGTGGTCGCTGACCTGACTCAACTCTTGTTCGCTAAAACCAAGATGCCGCTGTGCATAGGTGTAGACCGCATTTTTTTGTTTAGTCGCCACCTCGGCGTCGCGCCATTCAGGAATAACGTCTAAGAGTTTTCCAGTTTCCTGTGCCAAGCGCTCTTGCGCCTGTGCTTGCAGTTGCTGGTGCTGTTCTGCTTGGACCCGCTGCTGTTCGCTCTGCACTTGCGCTAATGCATCGCGTCTGTCTCGCATCGCTTCGCGCTGCTTGACAAATTCTATCGGGTCTTCCGCTTCGAGCGCGTTCCAATATTCTTGGGTCGGCTCGCTTTGGCTTAAAGCTGTCTCCAATTGTGCAAGCTGGTTGGCGTAGCCTGATCGCTGCGCCTGTAGCGCTTCCAGTTCTGCCTCGGCCTGCTTTCGGCCTTCAGCAACTTGCTGGGTTTTGCGCGTATAATCGCCCTGACGCATGTAACCGAGCCGGAGCTCTTCAAGCGTCAAATCGACTTCGTCGTCGCCAATGCGGACCCGGTAGACTTCGTCGCCAGGGTTTTCCTCAACAGCTTCGACAGCTTCAACCTCTTCGTCGTCTTCCTCGGGTTCATCGTCTTCGACAATGTCCTCGGCTTCCGACTCTTCGGCTTCAGCTTCAACCTCAACCTCTTCGGTCTCGGCAACAACTCCCTGCGGATCAGCCGTGTCCTCGACGGGGGCATTTTCGGCAAGAAGGCTTTCCACCGCACCCGCGATGGATAGATTTGAAGTCCCAGACTGGGGTGCTTCACTCATAATAATCTCCAAATTTTTAATGTGACTGACGCGCCAGCGCCTTAGTCGCTAAAGGAAAGACTTTTTCCTTAATTCTTTCATCTGCCGCTCTGCCATCTTCCCGGTTTCCATCACCGATTGAAGATGCGCGCGGATGGCGTCGACCGCTTGGGCCATGTAATAAAGGCGCTCGCGGATCGCCGTGTCGGATGGTGCAGTTGCCGCCCATTGCGTTTTGTATTGGTCAACAAGGACGTCGAAACTTTCCTGAAAAATTTCGTTGCGGAATAGTTCAGCCGACTTCGCTGCGCGGTTCATTTCGCGCTGAAGTTGTAGCTCGTCGTCTATCATTGCGTTCTCGGAAGGTTGCTGGAAACGTCAATGCCGCTCATTGCTTCGACGCCGCGCAACTCTGCCTCAAGCTGCATTTCGCGCATCCGCATTTGCATTTTCATTTCCATCTCTTCGCGCTTGATCTGCAATTCAGCGGCGGCCTTCTCGCGCTTCATTTCAATTTCGGCCTGCAACTTCATGCGGTCGTTTTCGATCTCGGCTTGCGCCTTCGCTTTCTCCAGCGCAATCACCTTGTCTTCCGGCGTCTCTTGTTTTCCGGCACGCTTCTGAATTTTCTGCTGCATCTCCGGTTCAAGATTATCCGGCGAAAGGAAAAATGCGCTGGCGTCTTTGAAGCCGTTCAACTCGACAATCTTGCCGAGCGTGTCGCGATACTGTTGCAGAGTGCAGAGTGGATTAACGACGCCGAGCTTCGTCAGGATTTCTTCCTGCTTCGCCGCGATTTGCGTTAGCACCGCAATGCGGCGGTCGGTGTCGCCGGTTCCCAGACCGACCTCGACAATGGTGTCATATTCGGTGTCCCAGTTTTGCGGGTCCATTGGGATAAACTTATTCCGCAACCGAACAATGCGCGGCTGCTGTTGATATTGCTGCACCAACTTCAAAACTGATTGCATCAAATCCTTGACGCCGGTCTCGGCGAAGACACGGGCAATCATTTCTATTTTTTGTTGGCTGGCCGATATCGTTGCCGCCACTGCTGCGCGCGTCGATGACTGCAAGCTGTCGGGGTCCAGACCCATGCTGGCTTTCGTCATCCCAGTGCGGTTTTCTTTCACGCTGTCCATGTATTGCATCAGCGGGAAAGCCGCCTGACTGATCGATGGCGGTGCAATCGGTTGCACCATTCCTGGCGCTCTCATTCTCACGATGCCGCCCGGTCGATTACTGGT